TCAAGTTAGGTAACGGTAAAGAGATCCGTGGTGAGTATGACATGGTGTTGGACGGTAAGGTTGATGACGTTAAGTCTGCCTCGCCTTGGTCATACCAGAATAAGTTTGCATCCTTTGATGCGTTAGCTACAGGTGATAGCTTCGGGTACATCCCACAGCTTGTAGGCTACGCAGAGGGCGCAGGTAAGGACGTTGGTGGGTGGTGGGTAGTCAACAAGGCTAACGGTGAGTTTAAGTACGTCTCAGCAGAGGGTGTTGATAAGGGTGCTGTACTAAAAGACATCGAAGACTTGACTGATTACATCGACAATGACGAACCCTTTGAGCGTTGCTTTGAGGCTGTCGAGGAAACATTCTACCGTAAGAAGACAGGCAACACTAAGCTTGGTGTAGAGTGTGGCTTCTGTGCGTTCAAGCACAAGTGCTGGCCTACATTACAGACACTACCCTCGCCTAACTCTAAGGCTAAGAACCCACCTATGATTGATTACGTTTCTATAGGGGAGCCTGATGGGTAAAAGGATAACAGTTAGAAAGCATAACTCTCGTTTGTATCGCAGTGGCCTTGAAGTTGAGGCTGCTGCATACCTCAAAGATAGGCAGAAGATTGTATCATATGAAAAGTTAAAGATAGAATGGGAAGATCTAAAGTATCGCACGTACACACCAGACTTTGAGTTAGACAACGGTATCATAATTGAAATGAAGGGTTTGTTTTCTTCAGATGATAGGCGTAAACATATTGAGGTACAGCGTCAGCACCCTACACTGGACATAAGATTTGTATTTAGTAATGCAAAGTCTAGGCTTTACAAGGGAGCCAAAAGCCGTTACTGCGATTGGTGTGATCAGAAAGGTTTCAAGTGGGCACACCGCACGATCCCTGAGGAATGGCTAAAAGAAAAAGGCAGTCGCATGAAAGACCAGCGTATCAAAGTAAAGAGGAGAGAGTAGTGGCTTACGAAATCAAAGAAGGTGAAGTAGCTATTGTACTCCACCCCATAATAGAAGATGGGGAATGGACAGGTAGTATTAAGTCAGGTTTAATATTTGGTACGCAGGGTTCTGAAGAAGGTATGAGGGCAGCACTAGATGAGGCTCTTACTATGGCCGCTGCACAAAAGTTCTTAGAGCTATTCCCTGAGACATGGGAAGACTTCGCGGACATCAGATCAGAAATACTAAGAGAGATGTTCCCTTCTGAGTACACTGATGCTGAGAAAGAACTAGAAGAAGGTAGCAAAGTTAGAGTAGAAGGAAACGTATACAAGCTTGAGCGCTGGACTAAGACGGAGGGTAATGCATGAAAAAGTTTAGTGTTACCTTTGTGTTGCAGATAGACGATAGTAATAATATTCTATCCTCATATGAAGACAGTCATGAGCAAGACATTCATGATTTAATAACAGACGTTGTGTACGACATAGATGATGTAGACATAAATAACTTATACGTTAAGGAGAGAGCATGATTACTAAGCAGGACATTGATGCCTTTAATATAGTAAAGGTAACACCAATGGAGTACTCCTACTGGGTAGAAGAAAAGATTATTACTGAAGGAGACACACGCCTTATAGAGAATGTACTTGGTATGTGTGGTGAGGCAGGGGAAGTAGCAGAGAAAATAAAAAAGTACATGCGAGACGGCACTAAGGTTAGTCAGCAAGATATTATTAAGGAGTTAGGGGATGTATTGTTTTATACTACAGCCTTGTCTAACTACTTCTACAGTAATCTAGGAGAGGTAATGCAAGCAAACATGGAAAAACTAGACAGCCGCTACAAGCGTGGTGTTATTAAAGGTTCAGGAGACAACAGATGAGCAACGAATTAGCAACAGACTACCAAGCATTCATTCACAAGTCACGGTACGCTAAGTACTTTGATGGTAAGGGCCGTGAATCATGGGGCCAAACAGTAGAACGTTACATGGATAACGTAGTACGTAAAGTCACAGGTGATAGCTCTTACATCCGTGACATTGAACAGGCTATCCTTAACCAAGACATCATGCCCAGTATGAGAGCAATGATGACAAGCGGTCCAGCTTTAGACCGAGACAATACGGCAGGATATAATTGTAGCTACCTACCCGTAGATGACCCTAAGTCCTTCGATGAGGCTATGTACATTCTCCTCTGTGGTACTGGAGTCGGGTTCAGTGTCGAGCGCCAGTTCGTCAGCAAGCTCCCAGAAGTCCCTGATTTGTTTGAGAGCGAGTCTGTCGTCGTCGTTAAAGACAGTAAGGAAGGCTGGGCTAAAGGGTTCAGGCAAGTTCTGGCACTCCTCTGGGCTGGTGAAATCCCTAAGTGGGATGTGTCTCAAGTGCGTCCCGCAGGGGCACGGCTTAAAACTTTTGGCGGTAGAGCATCAGGCCCAGCGCCTCTTGTAGAACTGTTTAACTTTGCTGCGTCTGTATTTAAAGGTGCACAAGGACGCAAGCTATCTTCTATGGAGTGTCACGACTTGATGTGCTTCATTGGTCAGGTAGTTGTCGTCGGTGGAGTTCGGCGTTCGGCTATGATCAGTTTGTCAAATTTGTCTGATGATCGTATGCGCCATGCTAAGTCAGGTCAGTGGTGGGAAACAGCAGGCCACCGTGCCCTAGCTAACAACTCCGTGGCATACACTGAGAAGCCTGACATGGAAACGTACATGCGTGAGTGGCTATCTCTTGTTGAGTCCAAGTCAGGAGAGCGTGGTATCTTTAATCGCCAGGCATCCAAGGTACAGGCTGCTAAGAATGGGCGGCGTGATCCTAATCATGAGTTCGGTTGCAACCCTTGCAGCGAGATAATTTTACGCCCATACCAGTTTTGCAACCTAACCGAGTGTGTAGTACGTGCAACAGATACTATGGAAGACCTTGAACGTAAGGTTAAACTGGCTACAATCCTAGGTACTATACAGTCTACAATGATTAAGTTCCCTTATCTACGTAAGGTATGGCAGAATAATACAGCAGAGGAACGTCTACTAGGTGTGTCTATGACGGGTATCATGGACAACCCACTAATGACTAACCGTAATCAAGGGCTGTCTAAGACTCTTGAGCACCTACGTGCCATCGCTGTTGAAACTAATGCTGAGTGGGCTGAGCTTCTTAACATCCCTGCTTCTACAGCTATTAGCTGTGTCAAGCCAAGCGGCACGGTTTCACAGCTGGTTGATAGCGCCAGCGGAATCCACGCCCGACACAGCCCCTACTATATTCGTACTGTACGTGGGGATACTAAAGATCCGCTAACACAGTTTATGATTGATAGAGGTATCCCTAACGAGCCGTGTGTTATGAAGCCTGACTCTACTGTTGTGTTCAGCTTCCCTGTTAAGTCTCCTAGCTTAGCAGTAACACGTAATGACATGACAGCTGTAGAGCAGTTGGAGTTGTGGCTTACCTATCAGCGCCATTGGTGTGAACATAAACCTAGTGTGACTATCTCAGTACGTGATGGTGAGTGGATGGAAGTGGGTGCATTTGTATATAAACACTTTGATGAGATGTCAGGTGTGTCCTTCTTACCACACTCAGATCATACATACCAACAGGCTCCTTATCAAGACTGCACTAAGGAGGAGTATCAAGCTATGTCTGAGCTAATGCCTAGCCGTATTGATTGGTCCGAATTGTCTGACTATGAGAGTGAAGATAACACAGTGTCTATGCAAACTATGGCTTGCTCTGGTGACAGCTGTGAGATTGTAGATCTAGTATGAGCTACGTAGTAATAGGCACAGACAACTGTGGGTTCTGTACTAAAGCTAAGCAGCTACTAAAAGAAAAGAGGGTAGTCTTCACGGACTACTCTTTAAACTCACCTAGTAGTAAATGGCTATTGACACTGTTCAAACAGTCAGGTATGACTACGGTACCCCAAATCTGGGACAGCAAGGGCCATCACATTGGTGGCTATAATGAACTAAAGGAACATCTAGAATGATTGAACTATTAGCAATGTTTGCAATCGGCATCGCAGCAATTAGCGTCACAGCTGATGTAGGCAGTAAAGCAATTACCTATGTACAACCTAAGGTAACACAAGCTGTTGAATACGTAGAGCCTAAGGTAACAGAGGGCATTGACTACGTTAAAGACAAGCTAGGTACAGAAGAAAAAAACTAATGTATGTTTTGGTTATCATAGCATACTTAGCTGGCGAGGCTGCTATAGTAAAGGCTTCGCCAGACTTGTATAATACACGTGATGCCTGTGTGTTTGCGGCATCTAGGGTAATGTCAGATGTCTATAGCTCTTTACCATCCAGATCAAAGGGCAAGGTATCTCTTGTATATATGTGTAACCCAACACCAAAGGAAGCCTGATGCAATTAAACATGTTTGATGCGGGTACAAAGTTTAGTAACTTTATTAGTGAGGGCACTAAAATATGTAGGAGTTGTAATGAGGAGCACCCTCTAGAAAACTTCTATGTGGCCAGCCGTAAAAAAAACCAAGGTACAAAAGAAGATACAGTTTCCCATCATAGTAGATGTAAAGACTGTTACAATGAAGTATACACAGCTATATACTATGCTAAAAAGACTGCACCTCCTGTTACTGAATCATGTCAGTGTTGTGGTACTTCCCTTGTTGGTAAGAAACATAACCTAGACCATGACCATAACACAGGCGAGTTTAGAGGGTGGCTTTGTCCTCCTTGTAACACAGGTATAGGTCATCTAGGGGATGACATAACAGGTATAGAACAGGCACTCAAATATTTAAAGGCACATTATGAACGCTAATGATAACGAGCCACCAAAGAAACAAACAAGATCACGCCGTAAGACTACGTACAAGGGGGCATCAACTAAACCTGTGTCGGGTATCATACCCAAGACATACAACCAAGGCAAGCTTATCAACGCTATCAAGATGAGTAAGCAGGTAATGATCCTTGGTCCTGCTGGTACAGGTAAGACTTACGTTACTGCTACATGTGCTGCAGACTTGTATACCCTCAAAGAGATTGACAAGATTGTTATCACACGACCTCACGTAGCAGTAGGCAAAGACATTGGGTTCTTGCCAGGTACTCTTGAGGAGAAGGCTCAACCTTGGGCGTTGCCTGTTCTGGATGTACTGGTTAAACATCTAGGCCGTGGTGCTGTTGATACAGGGTTAAAGAGTGGTAACATTGAAGTTGCTACCTTAGCTTTGATGCGTGGCCGTAGCTTTGATGACGCCTTTATTATTGTAGATGAAGCACAGAACATTGAGATACCTGAGATCAAGATGCTGTTGACACGTGTTGGCGAAGGTAGTACCATTGTTCTTAACGGTGACATCCAGCAGTCTGACTTGAAGGGAACGTCTGGCCTAGCTAAGGTCATCCATCTCGCTAAGAAACACATGCTTGATGTCCCTGTTGTTGAGTTTGGTGTAGACGACATTGTGCGTAGTGGCATCTGTGCTGAGTGGGTTAAGGTGTTCATGAAAGAAGGTCTATAAAATGAAGCTAGAAGAAGAAGCTGCAGCCCGTATGGCATCTAAGTCAGGTAAGCAGACACAATTCCTTGAGGCTCTATCAGAGTACACTGCTCCTCTAGAGCAATACCTTGAGGACAACTTATACAATTCCCACGAGAGGGACTTAGCAATGGAAAGCCTGACAGAAGCATTACTCTGGTCTAGGCATTGCGCAGAAACACATGGTATAAAATAAGAAAAGGGGCACTCAACGGTGCCCCTCTTTGTTTCTATACGTCACCTGCTGCTTCGTATATATCTTTTAGATAGTCTATGTATTCTATGTAGCGTGATAGCTCTTGGTAATTCATATCTCTAGGGCTAGCATCAACCCCCTCACGCTCTTTGAATAGCTTCTTAGCTGCTCTCCGTATATCTTTGGTAGCCTTCCTCTCAGCTGACACTACAAGTGCATCCATAGCAGCCTCACGTCCTGAGTGCCCTGATGACATGTGCTTTCTGACAGACGCTCTAGAATCCTTTAGGATCTTCTTCAGAGCAGTTCTCTTTTTAGCTAGGTCACCTTCTTTGTAGGCCTTGGTAACAATTAGTTTCTGAGTCTGCTTCTCTAAGATAGGTGCTAGAAGAGCATTAAAGGTTTTATCATATCCCGGTAGTTGTGTCCGCTCACTTGCTTGCCAAGGAAACATCTCTGCCATAGAGTAAGCTTTCTCAGTAGCAGTTTTTCCAGGTTTAATAGTAAGGCCAAAGATACGGGCGAAAGGGTTAGCGTCATAGATCTGACCCTCACGTGTAGCAACATTTAGTTCTTCACCTGTTATACCATCAATCCTATCATCAAACAACTCAAACAAATTGTCTACATACTTGGTTGCTGATAGTGAGAATACTTCTCCTGCACCCTCTGCCTGACGTACATCTTTAGCAGCATCAGTACCCATAGCAAAGCCAGCTATCTTATTGACAGCATCTAGAGGCCTAGTGAAACCAGACGCAAAGTTACCGCCTATCTTGGCTAGGCCAACGAAGGACGCCTTACGTGCTGCTTGATCTTGGTTTACTAGGATGTCCATCAGGTTATTAATGTCACTGCCAAACTGTGCATCACGGGCAAACTGGCCAACAGCCAACTGTGTACCCATCTCTTGTAGTAGCTCAGGGGGTACATCTTCATCACGTGCATACATGTTAATGATACGTCCCGCTGCAAGAAATGCAGAGAAGGGGTACGTGTTCTTAGCATCTACTACAGCACCGCCACTCACTTCAATCTCGTTATAAGCTAAGCCTTTTTCACGGCGCTCTTGATCGTACAGTGCAGCCATACCTAGAGCAGTAGTACCTACAGTCATACGTGCAAAGACTTCCTGTTCTGACAGTGACTGTGTTACCTTCTCTCCACGAGCACGTTTGCCTGCTCTAGATGCAAACCTAGTAAGTAGGTCTACACTAGCAAGAGGTGACCACTGAACAGCAGTAGCTAGTACGTTGTTAAAGAAGCGTCCGAATGGAAGGATGGTACCCAGACCCGGCGTATTTGATATTACCTCTACAACCTTAGCAAGCTGTCGAGTCATCTCTGGTTGATCCTTAGCAGTATAGTCCTTAGAGAACACAGACTTTAGAGTAGTGTCCAGTGCTGACTGCATCACGTCATCGTCTAACAGAGCAGAGTCACCAGAGTTTAAAACTTCTCTAAGTGTCTTGTCATGTTTAAGACGTACTGCCTTATCCATCTCAGCCATAAACATCTGTGACTTAGTAAAGGTATCTTGAATACGTACACCTGTAATGGTGTTAGCTGCATTAGTAACAGCCTCAATCTGATTGTACACCTTGCTATCAGGGTTGATGCCGTAGCGTTTAGCATTAGCTTCAACACCACCTGCCATGGTTTCAAACAGAGCCTTCTTAATGTCTTCGTTCTTCTCTAGGAAATCAATGTATGCATCACGTGTTGTGTAAGGATCTAGAAGGTTCTTAATCTTTTGACCTTGCAACATTGTCAGGGACCGTGCTCTTCTGAAGTCTGTCAGAGCAGCAGCTTGGTCGCCTATGCTTAGCTTGGCTAGGCCTTGCAGCCCATAGGTACCAGCGTTAAACATATCAGCTAGGGTCTGGCCTACAGCAAACTGCCCAAAGCCTACAACGTTAAGTGCTGTTGTTGCAGGGGAGGAAACCAATAGACGCTTCCATACACCCTGAGTATACTTTAAGTATTCTTTCTTCTCAGATACTGTTGTGTTTTTCTCTACGTTCTCTAGCGTTGCATCTAAAGAAGTAGTTGCTCTTACAAGGGATACGTCTAGTGTCTTACGTAGCTGAGACATGACGTTGAGTTGTTTACCTGCATCACTGATACGTGCAGCAACCAAGTCACTAAGGTTAATACCTACCTCATCAAAGTCACCTAGGTTAATAGATGTATGCTTCTTAATCAGAGCGTTTGCTTTCTCAACATCCTCAAAGGGCATAAACCTAATGACGTTAGTAACAAAGTCTGATGTCTTCATGTTACGGTCTATCTTGTAACCTTCATCTTTGATTACTTTACCAATACCGCCCTTACCATCTTCACCAATAATAATATGCTTGAGTAGTTGCGCTGTTACACCGCCTTCATCCTCAAAGAGATTACCTGCCTCTACTTTATCAGCCCATGTTTTCACAGCATCAACCATAGCCTTTGATGCCTTGCTTGTATCCTTGTTCTTCAGGAAGGGAGTAGCAGCTTCGATGGTTGTGTTGGCTAGGTTTTCAAGAGGATCACCTACATCCTTTAGTCCTGACGCACCACGAAACTTACCAAAGCCTAGCTGTGCTGCACCAGCAACACCACCTAAGAAGGATGAGAAAGCTGTCTGTGCTGCACTATAAGATTCTTGAGCGTTAACTTCAAGCATAGCATTCTGATTCATTACATCCTGAAGTACAGCAGTAGTTGAATCCAAAGCAGTAGTAGCATAGAGGGACTTCTTAGCGAACAAGTCTTTACGTCCTGATAAGAACCCTTGCTCAGCAGCTTCACGTAGAACGGCCTGTCCTTCTTCTGCTACCTTTGCCTCTACCTTAGCTGCGATCTTAGTCGCCTGCTGCTTAGTGTAGCCTTTAGACATAGCTCTGCTGACTGCTTCAATACCAGCATTCTTTGCAGCTAGCTGTGCTGCTTCTTTTGTAGCACCATTCTTTAGTGCCTCTTGGCCAGCCTTCTTAACCAGTTCTTTTACAGCTATCTTACCAGCAGTAGATACACCACCAGCGATTGCCCTTGCACCGCCACCTGTAATCAAACCTAAATAGTTTGTAGGGTCTTTAGCAGCAGCACTAATGTAATCCCATACACCATCTACCGCACCCATAGCACCGTCATTAACAAAGACGTTACCAAGCTGGTCATAGATCTGGTAGGCTTTCTTAGCCTTAACTTTCTGTGCTTCATTTGCTTTACTTACGAAGCGTACCTCACCAGCAGTAGATACTGTGTTGGCGTTGAAGTAGCGCATGTGCTCTACAAAATCATCAACAACCTTCTCATCACCTATTTCATTATAGCTTACACCCTTACGCTCTACCATGTAGTCACGGATATGGTTTAAGTATTTACCATTCTGTAGATCATCCTTCTTCAGAGTGGTGCTAGTATCAATAACAAAGTCATCCTCAACTACACTCGCTCCTGATGTCAAAGACGTAGGAGAAAGGGTTGCTTTACGAGATGCTTCGTATGCTAGGATTTCTTCAGTATTCATCAGCTAACCCTTGCTCTTCTTCTTCACGTCTAATCTTATCAAACATATCACCTACAGGGCCAGGTCCGTACTCTTCGGCCATAGCTCTACGTTTCTCTGGTGTTTCCTGTTCGCCTGCTTTAATGTCTGCACGTATCTTAGCTTCTGTAGGAGTGTCATCCTCACCAATTACAAAGGTGCCACCTGCCATCTTCTTAATACGATCCAGTCTAGCCATAGCATCACTCACTGGGCCGGGACCAAAGCGCTCTACTAAGGCTTCTTCAGAGAGAGGTACGGGACCACCAAAGCCAAAGATCTTACCGTTACCAATCTCGCCTTCTACATTCTTATCCAGTAGATCAACCAGTGTATTAATATCGTCTGCTTCGTCTGCTTCAGTTAGTTTTACTGATAGTGCTTCTGGTGTATTGGACTCTATCTTAGCTGCTGCTTCTGCGTCTGCTGCCTCTTGCTCTGCTTTCCTAGCTGCCTCTGCTGCTGCAGCTTCCGCCGCTGCAAGCGCTGCGTCTACATCCTCTTGGCTCTTAACGCCATGAGTAATCTGCAGCTTGAGTAAGTAGTCCGCACCTACAGCATCAATGATCATGCGCTGTGTAATAGGATCTTCAAGTGCTTTATCTACAGTACCGCTCTCAGAGAAGCCTTGTATCTTACGTTCAATAACACTCTTAGCAGCCTCATCTGTGAGGGATTTAATCTGTGCTACCTTTTGCTCTGCTGATAGTTCTATGTTGTCTTGGATAGCATCGACCATAGCCTTTTTAGCTGTAAGCGTGTCAGAGATTATGCTAGTTAGATCTGTTGCTAGTCCATCACGCTGCACAGCAGTGTAAGTAGGTAAGTCACGGAACGTCATAGTAGCATCTGGAATTAAAGAGTTGTACTCAGACCCTGCAGCTAGTTGGTTGACCTCTGCAATAGACATGCCACCACCATACTGCTCCTTAGCTAGGTCACGCTTAGCTTGGTTCATGTCATCAAAACCAAACAGCTTACCAATCAGACCCATCTCTTCTGGGGTCTCTACTTTTGCTGTAGGTGTAGCACCATAGGTACGGCTAGCAAATTCTTCTAGGCTTAAATCAGCAAACTCTTCATACACAGTAGTAGGTATGTTAGGCATACTAATGATGGCCTCAATGTCATCAACACCTAGAGTACCACCCTGTCCTGGTTGATTTGCTGCTTTGTTAAGCTTGTCATACAACTCAGTAATGCTACCCATACCAGAAGCCATAGCTGTCTGTACGATGTTGGTAGCGTTAGGTACGTTCTTCATAAGCTCCATTGCTTGCTTACCATAGGCAGCAGCTTGCTGTGCTCTAGCTTTACGTGTCTGTACTACAGAAGAGTTTCGTGCAGCAGCCGCACGTTGTTGTTCTTTGAACGCCTTTGCTTCAGCTTGGTTCTCATCTATCTCAACATTGGCTTGCTCTAGCGCACCTGTAGCGAAATCTCTCCAGTTAAATGCCATGCCTTAGCTCCTTGCCATCAAACCCGAAGGCTCTTCTTGTGTCATTGTTTCTTCCATAGGTTCTTCTACAGGCTCTTCCATATCAGTAGGATCAGTCTCATTAATCATCTCACTGATCATAGCCTTGCCCGGATCTGATGCATCATCACCTTCCTCAGTGAGGTAGCGTGTTGCCAAGAGCATAAAGCGATCCATCTCTTTCTGTTCAGCACGTTTCTGTGGGTCACCACTAACGTCCTTTACTTCGATACCTAGCTCAGTAATAGCTTGCTTCAGAAAGGTGTGGATGATAGGGGCTACAAGCATACCTGCATCAACAGTGTGCAAGCCACGCATAACACCCTGCATGTATAGGCTCTCAACGATTGGCGCTAGAGCTATGCCTGATTGACACATAGCACCGAAGTCATCAATGACATCTTCATCTGCTAAGCGTTCAATATAATACTTTGTAATGTCATTCATGTCAGACATCTGAGAAGGTTGTTCCCACGGAACGTTACGAGGTTCACCTGTGAGTGACATCCCTGGAATAGGTTTATTAAATAGTTCAGCCATTGTATTACCTTACTTAGTGAATCCTGCGCCAAAGTAGAGACCTACGATAGCTGATACGATATGTGTGTCTAGGGGAGTTATTACGAAGCCTTGTGCTGACTGCCACTGTACTGTGCCATCACCACCAAAGAGCCAGTTAAATAAGCCACCCTTTACTTCAGTGTAACCTACGATAACGCTGACCTCAGGATACCACACAGCAACCAGCTTTGGCAAGACTATAATAGAAAAGATTGCAGATAGTGCTATCAGTCTGCGTGTCCATGCAAAGTGTACATCTGTCTTGCCGTGCTCTCTAGCTTGGCTTGCTGCACCGATTAAAGCTTTCTGTTGTTCGGCTTTGTTCTTAGCGTTCTGCCCTATCAAAGACATCACCCCACCTAGCACGGTGGAGAATAACATTGTGATGAGTTCTAGAGGTAGGCCGAACATTATTCAGTCTCATTCACAAGGCGTACCAACGCTCTTGCGCTAGTGCCCTCAGGGATGGTTACCCCTCGCTCTGTAAGCCAGCTTCTCATAGATCTAAGGCTACCAGGTCCAATGTCCCCGTCGATGTAAGTCCCTACTTTTTCTTGTGCTGTAAACTCATTGTTTAACCTTGCAGCATCTGCCTCATCCTGTTTACCAGCATCCTCAAGGCGACCTACTACATCAAGCCATCGCTGATTACCTTTATAAGCACTACCTGTACCGTTCCAAGTAACCCCACGTGGCACCTCTCCTGAGTGTCCTATAGCGTCTTTCAAGTCGTTAGCACTCAGGCCATCTTCTCTTTCAGGTAGTTTATCTTTTAAGTATGCCTCTGTTACAGCTAGCATTACAGAAGGGTTTCTTATCAAGATGTCAGGGTCTCTTACTAAGGCATCTCCTACACCTATAGCTTTACCATATTTAAGATAGTTGGTTTTACCTGTGATTTGGATCAGGCCTCTGCCTCTAAACTTATGGCCTTCAGTTGCAGAATTATCCATCCTACCACCGTATGCAATATTAAACAGTTCTACTTGCTCATCTGCAGTAAGTCTATTACGGTTACCATACAGACGGCGTATGCTTGCTATCCTATCGGCGTCACCACCACCCAATACCGCGATGGCACCATCCTTAGAGTAGTTAGTCCCTTCCACCAGACCTGACCCTGATTCTGCAGCTACAGTAGCACTGAAAGCAGCCTTACGAGTAGGCTCAAGAGTCAAAGAGTTGTCGATAAACTCCAGAGCATCTGCTCTGTTCGTAAACTGAGTACCGCGTGTGTTCGAAGTTATAGCCATCTTATCAGAGATCAGCTGGTTCTCTGGTGGAGTGAACCCAGTCTTAGTTAAGAAGTCATAAGCCTTAGTCGTAACGCCTGCTACCTCACTACCTTTAGCATCTAAACGAGATGATGGTTCTGCAGGCGTACCTAGTTCAGCAGTATCCGTATCAACCTCTGGTACAGCATCCTGTGCAGGAGGAGACATAAGACCTACAGGCCCATCCCTAGGTTCTGTTGTTGTGCCTGTGGGAGTAACTGTACTGTCTGACAAGCGTGGGCTATCTGGTACACCACGTGGTTTAGGTACATCCTCAAAGCGCGGATCAGGTATAGACACGACATCACCTGGACGAATCATGTCAGGGTTCTTGATCTGTGGATTAGCATCAATGACATCCTGTACAGGTACACCATTATCTTTTGCAATAGCGGTGAGTGTGTCACCTGCTTTAACAGTAATCTCTGTAACCGTAATAGGGGCAGGTGCTTGGAGTGCAGCCACATCAATCGTAGTCTCTGGCTGTGGGTCACCTAAGGTGGCTAAGTACAACTGAGGTACAGCTGCGTTACTGAAGGCGTCTTCCAGTGCGCTATCTATAGCAGAGACATCTACATTTCTATCTAGAGGTGCTGGAACACCAGCAGGTACATCAAACATTCCGCCATCATAGATAGACCCCCCTGAGTCAGGTCTATATGTAGAAGCTTTAGGACGTGTAGGTGCAGACAGCGTAGCACCAGCAGAAGTAAACCTAGCAGCAATATCTCTAAACATTGCTGTTACAGGGTTAACCTCGTTGTCACTAACGTCTGCAGTACGTGCACGAGAGGATCTACTTGGTTTAGAACCTAAGCCACTGCTAACGATCTTATCTTCTTCATCAGCGGGTACACTTGTTACCCCATTTGTATTATACGTTGCCATGTTATTATCCTTGAAGGTGCCGCTATTTAAAGAACTGCTCAGCAGCACTAACTGCAAGCTTAGTAAGGAACGCACCAGAAGCCTTGGAGAACCCATCTTCTGTTTCCCCTTTGTTTGCCTCTGCTGCACTTATCGAAGCCTCTGCTGAAATCTTAGCTGCAAGAATGTCTGCGTCACGTGATTGTGCATTCTCTGCTGATTGCCATGCCCAAGACAGTAAGTCTCTTTCGCGCTGAACTATGTTATTGTATGCTGTCATGGTGAGGTTATTAGATGCCAACACCTCATCACGGTTAGCTTGGTTGTTGGCTGCGTTCTCTGTAGTTGTAATGTTCTGGAACCACTGAGCGTTAGCCTGAGCTACAACTAGCTGGTTCTTAGCATTGAATTGATCAGCAGCATTATTCTGTAGTGCATTAAACTGTGACAGTGCATTAGTTTCACCAGCATTAAAACGACTCATAGCATTTGCTTGTTCGTTATTAAACTGTGCAACACTATTACTTAGGTTAGCAAAGAACTGATCAGTCTGGTTCTGTGATGTAGCGTTAAACTGTGCCGAAGCATTTGCAGCAGCCTGATCACTAAGCATAGTGTTAACGAGAGCCTGCGTTTTAAACGTGGCAGTCTGTTGCTCATTGTCTAGGTTCTTCATATCCATATTAAGGAATGCATTAGCTGTTTGTACAGCAGCTTGTTGGCGGTTGTTTAGGTTAGTCATATCAACGTTAGTCATAGCTGCAGCATCTGCCATGATCTTAGCGTTAGTAGCATTAAGGTTAGTAATGTCTACTGACTGTGCCATACGTGCATTCTCTAATGCAATCTGTACGTCAGCTGTAAAGTTCATGTTAGCAATGTCACTGATCTTAGCAGCGTTAGTAACACGGGATTGGAACTCCTGCGTAAACTCTAGGCCAAGGAACTCAGCACGTTTCTCAGCAGCAAACATTGCAGACTGTTGACGATTGCTAAGGTTCTGCATTTCAAAGCTGGCAGCTGTCTGTGAATCTTGTACAGCAATAGGCATAGCTGATTCCATGGCAGCTTGAATAGCAGCCTGTCCAGCCATAGATGAGGCAGACAAACCACGTGCTGCCATCTGTGAAGCAGCAGCCCTCATAGCGCCAGCGGCCCATGAAGGAGGTTCATTACCCTCAAACTGTTCCATTAGACCAGTAAGTTGGCCTTGTACAGTAGCATCACTAGATGGTGCACCTGTAGCAGCTTCGAAGTTAGTCTCTTTCTTGACACGATCCATGTCAACAGTAGAGCCTGAAATCAATTCACCGTCTTCAATCTTACGGGCAGCAGGAGCCACAACCTTACGGGCTTCAGCAATCTGTTCTACAGTAAGGCCTAGAGCAGCTAAGTCACCAGGTTTCATGGTAGCAGCATCAGCTAAAGCTTCATCGCTAGGTTTACCTGTAGCAGCTGATAGCTTTTCTAGTGTAGTCTTTACATCTGCAGACACTGTTGTAGCATCATACGTGTTAGCAGTCATATCAGCAGGAGCTTCTACATCTGCAACAGCTTCTGCAGTTGTGCCCGTAGCTTCCGTAACTGGACCCATCTCACCTGTACCAGCAGCAATAGTACCTGCAGCCTTATCTGTTTCTGAGATAGTGTCTACTTCAGCCTTGCTTACTAATGATCCAGGATCAAGGATTGCTTTAGCTGTGGTTCCTGTAGGGTTTGTTAAGTCTTGTAGGCTGTTGCCTGCACTTGATGCTGCAGCTTGTGCTTGTGTAAGAGCTAGCTGTGCATCTTCCATAGCCTTCTTAGCAGCTTCATCTGTAGGTGCATTTGCTAGGGTTTGTCGAGCCTGTGACAACGTGTCTCGCTTGGATACAACATCTGCTGTCTTCAAGTCAAAGTCAACTAGTGCAGGGTTACGTTCTTGCAGTTGAGGCATCGTAGGTAGCAAAGACGAAACGCCTTCGCCCTGCAATGGTATTTGTGCCTCCATGTCAGGGATTTCAAAAGTCGTTGCTTCTGCAGCTTGAGTATCATTAACACTTGGGAAAGGTGCTACAGCAGATTCAACAACACCACCCTCAGCCATGCCCTTAGTACCTTCAATACGTTGACGTGCTGCTAGGGTATACTTACCCATCTTAGCTGCTGCTCGTGGGTTAGCTGCAAGAAAAGCATTGATCATCTTCTGGTCCATAGAACCCGTGTAACCTAACGCAGGGAGAATCTTCTTCTCCATAGCGTCTCTCTTGAACCCTGCAAATTTCTTAGTCATAATTACTTATTCCCTAGCTGCATCCACACTGCACCAGCAATGAATGTTATAATAGCGATTGTTGTTACCTTGATAAATGTAGTCCATATACCTCTACGTGTATCGCGCCACACATCAAGTAGATCTCGCATTTCATGTATATCTTTTGCGGCTGACTCATCGTGCAATCCAATGGATGCCAATGCATGTTTAGCACCACGCCTAGCCGCACGATCAAGCATAGCCTCTAACTCTTCTGGTGTCAATGTTACTCGTGGCATTATACTTCTTCTTTCCATTTACCGTCAGGGCAGGATACAGAAAAGACAGCGACCTTAACTGGCATAAAGCACCCGCAAAGCTTGCATGTTTTTACAGGGGTCAGATACTCACAACCTCCACAGATAGACATCCGCTCTTTAGACATAGGGCCAATGCGCTCAAAGAATACCACTACGCTATGGCTCCATATACAGTACCATTATTTGTGTATGTCGCATATGGGCCGTCGATAGCTGCGCCACCTGCGCCACCACCAGAACCTGATTGACCCCAGAAACCACCAGCGCCAACGCCAGGTGAACCGTTGGAGCCGCCCGTCAAAGCACGACCACCAAGGGCACCCGACGCTGTGTAGTAAGTTGTCTCAACATTGCCTTGGCTTGAAGAAGGCGTCAAGCAGACGTAAGATTGCTGTCCAGTTTGCCCTGATCCACCCCCACCGCCATAACCGTAACCTCTAACGGTACTAGCAGGCGCTTGGAAGCCTTGGTTAGAGCGAGAGCTAGTACAGCCAGCGCCTAAAAAGCCGTTTACGTAATATGGAACATAGCCGCCAATTCGTGCTGATGTATCACCAAAAGTACCACTCTGACCAGCGCCACCGCCGCCTACATTTATGCCGTTATAAGTAATGCTCCCACCACCACCGCCGCCTGCAATGTAGGCTCCAGAGTTGTTGGTTATACTTACTGTGTCAGATGTAGTGATCTGTAGAGCAGGACCACCTGCTTGTCCCGCATAACCGCCCATACCAATAATGTTACCACTGTTAGTTACAGTGACGCCTCCAGGAAATGACCCTGCTAGTACCATACCACCTGTTGATGTAGTATTCGAGTAACACCATACACCTGCGTTAACAGTGACAAGAAGAGGTGTAGATGCATCCCACCCATCTGTAATAGCCAATGCTCTAACGTCTGCATTCAGTGTGTTGGCAGCAATAGAAAAGCCATAAGAGTTAGATGTACCGTAAAAGTCACTAATATCTATAGCACCGCTGGTAGGTACGCTAGTAGCACCTGAGGGGATATAAGCACCATTGCGGTAGTACTCAGAGAGGCTGATAGGGTTAGCCCCACCAAACTCTGATTGTATATCAGATATAGATACTGCTCCTGATGCCTGTATTGCCATTAGATAGTTCCAAACCCTGTTACATCACCTACGACAGTTAAGTTGCCTGAGGCGTCTAGCTTCATCTTGTTTGTGCCACCCGTAGCAAAGTGTAGTACACCGCTGCTCTCTGTAATGGTCCAATCACCTAAGTCTACCGTAGTAGCGTTAATGGTTACAAAGGTAGGACTGTCTGTAGTACGCACTGTTTGATTGGCGTCTGATAGATCTGTAATAGACGCAGCAGCAATACGAGCATCTACTCTAACTGTTGTGTGGTACAGGTTACTACCCTCAGATAGGTCGCCTGTGTTGTGATTACTAATGCTAGAAACAGTACCAGTTACGTTGCCTGTTACGTTGCCAGTTATGTTACCTGTTACGTCACCCTCAAATGTACCCGCTTTAATACGCTCACCAAAGGTTGACCACTCATCCTCTGATTCATCCCAGTGGAAAGACTTGTTATCCGCAGTGCCACGCTCAATAGTAATACCTGCGTCTTGGCTAGGTGTACCTGTCTCATCCGAGTTAAGGGTAAGAGTAGCGTCACCAATGTTTACGTCATTAGAGTTAACAGTAGTTGTTGTACCATTAACTGTAAGGGTGCCGTTCACGATAGTGTTATTGAATGTTACATCATCAGACGTGCCTACAGCTTGACCGATAGAGAAAGCACCGCCTGCATAAGCTACACCTGTACCTGCACTGAAGTGGGCACGAGTCTCTGCAGCACTTGGGCCTGTATAGGTGATTGTCCCTGCTGAGTAAGTAACACTACCGTCACCGCCTGCATCCGTTACAGAGATAGCAGCCTTAGCGTCTGTAGTAGCACGGGCTGTGGTATAGTAAAGGTTAGTTGAACCTTCTGCTACAGTGTCTGTGTTGCCCTGAGCAAAGCTAATGACGCCTGTACCAGAGTTGTAACCTAAGCTACCTGTAGCTGATACAGAATCACGTGCTCTTTGTGTAGTAAAGTATTGGTTGGCAGAGGTTTCAGTAATATCGTCTGTGTCGTGGTTTGATACATCTGAGACTGTACCTGTCACGTCACCGATTACGTCACCTGTAAGATTACCTGTTACGTCACCTGTTACTGCTCCTACCACTGCTCCTGTTAAATCACCTACGACACCTGCAGTAGCGGTGATTACACCTGTAACACCAAGGGTGCCGCCCATAGTAGTATTGGCAGATACAGTTAAAGCATCTGTGTCTACAGCGCCATCAAAGAAAGCATCTTTGTACTGTACCGCTGCAGAGCCTAAGTCTAACGTGTTAGTTGTTTTAGGGAGTATTGCTGTAGAAGACACAATAAGATCTTGCGCTGGACCTACTTTAAGGATAGGAGCACCCTCACCCGCTGTACCATCATGAGCATGACCTGTAGATGCGTTAAAGGCTGCTTCAACAGCATTGTACTCTGCATCAAAGTCGTCAGCATCAATAACGCTACCGTTAGAAATGTTGTTGCCTGTGTCTTGACGTGTATAACCTGCCATGTTTTAGTCCTTACTGTCTATCATTTTGCCTGAACTCTAACAGGGCTGTATCTAGAGTGAATGTGGGGTTAGTAGAGAGATCCTCTACACGCAATGCAATAGTCTTGCCTGAGCCTACGATGTTTGTATTGTATACTACGTCTAGCGCACCACCGTAAGTAGCGCTGTTAAATACAGCACCAGATGCACCATACAAGAATACAGCAGAGCCTGTGCTCTCAATGGTTTGTGTAGCAGGTTGAATTATACCAGTGTTTGTACCTGTACCAAAGTCATACTTAACATTGAGATTTAGGTTCATGCTACCCGTAGGTTCAGCGTATAGTGCTACCTTGTAGAATGACTTACGTACCTGTGGGTCTGATAAAGGCATGTAAGGGGATTCAAAGATAGCATCAATAGAAGCGCCGTCAAAGCTAGAACCTGTGTCTAGTATGTATACATACCCGTCTGTGTTAGCAAAGGCGATAGTCTCAGCGGTACCTGAATAACGGCTGTCTGCTACATATGCTTTAATGCCAAAGGTAGTAGACCAGCTAATACCTGATGCACCCTGTGATACAAACTTAGTAGCGATAAGACCTTTAGCCACTTCTGCTTGTTCTGATTCAACGTAAGCAAAGATCCTATACTGAGCCTTCTCACGCATCAATATAGAAGTGAAGTTAGGGGTACTGCCAAGGAATGTACTAGCATCCTTAGAGATAGGATCAGATGCAATGTCTAGTCCGAAGTCACCAATACGGTCAGTAGCACTTAGAAGCCTAATCCCATCAGGCGCTAGGTACATAATGTCACCACCAACCTCTTGGATAGTATCACCATTGATACAGCCAATGCGGTCTGTAATAGGTGCTACTTGGAAGTCAGCAGCAGTGTTACCTGTAAGACGTTTAACGCTGTCTGTAGTGAAGATGATTAGTTGATCACGAAAGACAACTAAGCCTGTGATGTCAGAGGCTACATTAATAGCACCTGCGCCGTTAGCTGAGCTAAAATCATCTACAGTAAAGGGTGCAGTAAAGAATACGTTATTGCCCTTAGCATAGAACGCGGTGTTCTTAAATACAGCTACATGCTCAGCACCTAAAACGTCAGTAGAAGACGATAGTGCAGTGAGGGTGTTACCTGATGTATTGTAGCTTCCTGGATAGTTAACTCCGTCAACAAACAAAACTTTGTCATCACCATCAAGGTTATACAGAACATGTTGGGCCTTTCCGCCTAGCAGAGGCCTAGCGCCCATTGAAGTCCACGTAGTACCTGTACCAAAGTAGTACTCAGTTACGTTAGAAGCATTCTGTCTAGCTACAATAATGCGACCAGAGCTAATAACCTTTATTGCTAAGACAGGGCCAGACCCAGGTACCGTTGTAGTGCTATACTTTTCATAGCCTTTGATCTTAGAGTAGCCACCCTCTTTAGTAGCTTCAAAGTTCTGTAAGATGGTAGCAGAACCCACGGCGTTAGTACCCTGCTGAAGAGGGCTAAGGTTAGAGATTAACCCACCTCTAAACTCAATAGGAAATGTCTGCCATTGTGTAGCCATTAGAAATGTACTCTCGTATCTCGCAAGTATTCAGTGCGATTAATATGTAAGCTACGTAATTGTTTAATGCCCTGCTCAAACTTCTGCAGTGCTAATTGTGCTGCCTGAGTATCGCCACGGAATTGGTACACATAATACATAGCACCGTCTACAATAGTATAACGATACTGATCAGGTAGGGTAGGCACGTCTGTAGAGGATTCTAGATCATATCCTGTACGGAAGTATTCATATACTACTTCATACTCTTTATCAGGTGCAGGGTAAAAGATAATCTCTCTGCTAGGAGTACGTACAACGTACATAGGAATACCGAATGTACCTGATGATGAGTTATACTCAGAGTCGGCGTATTTGTCAAGCCATTCTTCATAGCTCATAACTTTAAGTTTAACCGTTTCTACGTTAAGATCCGCATCACGCTTAACACGAAAGGTATTCATATTAATTGTTTTACTATCATAAGGCATACTGTAGCGTACTTCACCTACAGCTAGAACCTCTGTCTCTTCAACATGGTTCCAAGGCCACTCATACTCTTCTTGGTTGATATGACGAATAGAAGCGTTTACAGAGTCCTTAGCAAAGCTATAGTAACCTGTAGCAGTAGGAAAGTTAGTAGCAGTAAGTTCTACTTCATTAAGACGGCGGTTGATGTCATTAACTAAGCTTATGTAATCATATGCCATGTCTTACTTCTCCTTTACACGCAGGAAGATGCTACGCTCATACTGTAGGCCTAAACCTGTAGTGATACTGCATACCACGGTGTAACGAATGTTGTTTGTACCTAAGGAAAACCTAGCAGTAGAAACCTTACCAGACAATGTACCCGCAACAAACTGCAGGCCATTAACCATGCCTGCATCCTCTACCAATGTCTTAACACCAGTAACGTCTTTAATGTACCATACAGTTGCAGCTACCGTGTCATCACCTATGAAGCGAGACCAGTCTACACTGTAGTCTACAACCTCATCCTTATCTTTATCGGGCCATTTATATGACATATCTAATCCTTACGCTGTAATATGTACAGTATTGCTTTTATCTTGATTACCAATAAACAGAGTACGCTGTTTGTTATACTGATCTGCGTAGTCTTGGTAAGGGAATACCACAGCTATAGGGTTTGCTAATTCTACGGTAAAGGATGCAGTAACTTCACTAAGTAATATATTAGCCTGTGCATCTTCATCAGTAAAGTCATAGTTGTTTAGCGTTAAAGCTACGCCTTCTATCCCTACTACGCCTTGGGCTTCAGGGTATACTACCTCTGTTATTGTTGTAGCAGATACATCAGAGAAAGCTATAACAGCTTTAGCATCAACATCAAAGAAGTCATTAATACTGAAGGAAGCTGTAACAGACGTAGGTACTGTACTAGCCTGTGCATCTGTAAGTATAGCATTAATAACAGTAGAAGCAATAGTGTCTGCTACTGTTGTATTAGCTTTAGCATCAAACTCTATGGCCACGTTTAAGTTAGCAGCCACACTGCTTAGGGTGCGAAATGCTATAGCCTCATAGAGTAGGTTACTCGTGCTAAACTGTGCAGCTGTACCAGGCATAAATGCGTTAGCAAATAATGCACTGGCACTCTGCGACAGAGGGGTCTGTGATAAGGTAGTAAAACCTAGCATGTTATGTGACCTCTCCTACGGGTTATTCTGCAGCTATTGCGAAGGGTGGGTTTAACCCCAAGCCCTCTTGGTTTAGTTTGTAGCTCTCAGCACCAAAGTAAGGAGCATACCCAACCTCCTGAAGAGGCTTTCCGTGGGTATAGAGATCGTTAAAGAACGGACGGCTATAAGCCTCTTCCATTGCCAACCTTCCACGCTCTGTTGCAAAATCCCAGAACTCGTTGTTCCACTTACTACCAGCTGCGTAGTGCACCATAATGAAATACTCTACCTCTTGGAAGAGCAGCTTTAAAAAGGGGTTCCACATTTCCTCTAGAGGATTGCGACCAATGCAGTTTAAAACTCTATCAACACAGTCGAGTGTTGTAGCTTCCATTGGCTCTAAGAAAAACCCAGAGTTCCCTGCATACGCCACACGTCCGTCGATAAGTTTTTTACGGACGTAGTTGTTAAAGGGAAAGCTGTTCGTGGTGTCTGTAGGCATAACGCCTAACTCATCAAATACATTCTCAACGTCTGCCTTAACCTGATCTAGAGATGTAATATCGCGGTTGTACAGGTAGCCAACGCTGCATCTAGTGAGCAAAGGGATAACAAATACCCAGCCCCAAGGACGGGCTATAGTCTTCGTGTGCAAACCTTTAGGGCCGTCAGGCCAAGAACACTGCGTAACATGTACGGCATTCACAGGTATATACTTAGGGATGTCATAATCCTCAAAGCTCTTAGGAGCGCCTGTGCAGTCAATGATGACATCGCTATCTATTTGATCGTGTGATACGTGTGCGTCTATCAGCGATACGTCTGGTTCGTTTGTACAGTTGTCAAAGACATGCTGTTGAAACTTTGAGGCGTTAAAGTGAATGCCGTGATACCCCATACCGAAGGGGTGAACAAAATCAGACTTGCCCCAGTTTTCATATTCGATACCGTGCTTTGGCCGAGCGTCCAGCTTGTGCATGTCCGTGCCCATAGATAGACCTTTGACGTGCATAAGAGATTTTGGGAAGGTGGGTGTTGTACCTTCCCCTACAGCCATAGCTTTAGTACTTGAATCGTAGTACCACTCAATATCCAGCGGCCCTTCCGTATTAGAGCGTAGCTGTAGCATCCTTAGATAGGCTAGAGTACCAGCAGTGCCACGCCCTAATATTGAAACCTTTTTGAGCATTAAAGAGAACTCGTATCAGCAGGCTTTGTGGGCCACACTACGTCATCGTAACGCCCGTCTTGGAAGGCTGTTTGCTGCGGAATATCCCTTAAAGCCTGACGATAATCCCGTTGCTCTTGGGTCATGGTGCGGTCTTGTACCGCCATCCAATCAGACACTTCTAGGGCCTTCTTGCGAATACCTAATACACTTCCCGAAGTAGTTATCTCAGGAAACGGAAATTCCTGAAAATCTGGCCAGTTCGCAAGGACTTCACTATCGTCAAAAACACATGCGTTGCCTGTCTGTCGATGAAAGAATGTTTTAGTCATTTTTGTAGCCCCTTTAGCTTATATACCAGATTTTTACTATGCCAGCTCCGCCGTCGCCGCCATCCCCGTCGCTAAATCCGCCGCCGCCTCCTCCTCCAGATTGACCATTATTGCCAAAGGTACCTCCGTTGCCAGCAAACGAAGAGGTACCTGCAGTGCCGCCGCCTTGAGGCCTTGCGGAGAATGGCAGACCCGCTCCAGCACCGCCGCCGAACTCTGCATTTTGAGGGGTATAGTTGGTGCCATTTTTTGTAGTTGCACCACCTGAACAGCCAGACCCATCATACAAGAAAGGACTTTGGCCACTGTTAACCATAAGATAAACGCCACTTGGTTGGAGTGGATTGGTTAAAGCGCTGTAGTTAGAACTAGATGTCTCATTGCCCAAAGCACCCGCAGCCGTGAAGGTCCGTCCCGAAACAGTAAAAGAGGAACTACCTCCACCGTCCGCGTTGTCGCCACCTGTGCCAGCGCCACCTGCTCCCAAGGTAAAAGCAATACTGGAAGGGAGGGTGCTTGCTATAGCACCTACTACTAAAGCATTTCCGCCGTTACCTCCTGAGTTCCACGTGCTGCCAGCACCAGCACCGCCGCCCCCAACCAGATGGATGACCACCCAAACACCTGATGCAAGGGTCGGCTTTGTCCATGTACCAGATGAGGTTCGCGACCAGTTGGGCGTAGCACTAGGGTCAAAAGCGGGAATAGTCTGACCTACAGCAATATCACCACTACCAATGATACCTGTGCCGCCTATGGTCTTTAATCCACCTACATTAGTCAGGTTCCTGCTGTTATCAATAACGGTTGTGCCGTTTACTTGTATAGCCATCTTCGTATTCCTCTACTATTAGCCATTAAGTTTCTGTTTAAGCTCATCAATCTGAGCCTGTTGTTCTTTGATTGCCTCTACTAAGTGGCCAATCATACCCACGTAGTTGACAGATTTAATACCGTCATCTTCGTTTGTAGTCACAACGTCTGGCAGAATAGGTTCAACCTGTTGAGCAATGAAGCCCGTTGATTTCTTACCGCCGTCGATCCAGTTAAAGGATACACCTTCTAGCTTGCACACATCAGACAAAGCGTTAGTCAGAGGCTCTACGTTTTCCTTTAGTCGTGCATCAGAGGTGTTATTAAAGGTTCCAGCTACAGTCACCGCCGAGTTGTTCACCTCTAAGCGTTCAGTACCGCCTGTAACAACCTGAAACTGGTCTGCTGCGTGAAACCCCATGTATGTGTCGCTATCGGCTTCGTGGTAGATATTGCGTGCGCCAACGATGTGGTTGTTATTCATGTCGATATTATGGGAAGCCATCTGCAACGTCGCAGCCATAGTGATGTTGGCGTTGTTCACCTCAAGACGTTCAACTCCGCCAGTAACGACACGCCACTCGTTTGATGCGTGGAACTGGATGTATGTGTCGCTGTCGCCCTCATGAATAAGTGCGTTCACACCAACAATGTTGTCGTTGTTCATGTCTAGCTGAGAGTTTGCGCTCCTACGCATGAAGGTGGACTCGTGTACACCATCAACAGTATCAGCATCTAAGCCTGAGCCAGAGCCATCATTGCCTGAGTGCCATACGTTGTTAAGGTTATACTTGAGTACACCACCTGAGACATAGTTAACAGCATTAGAACCTGACCAGTTAAAACCTGTGTCTTGATCGCTAGTGCCTGTCAAAGATACGTCTGCAACAGATGTGTTATTAGGGAACCTGAGTTCGTTACCAACCTCAACGACATCTAGTGTTAATGTGCCTGTATGTGTGTCACTAGAATCACTACGTAAGAATTGATTAGCCTGTAAGCCATCAACAGTATCAGAATCTAGTCCAGAGCCTGCACCATCAACAGTCTTAACTGCTGTTAGTAGCTGTGCGGCTGTTTGGTCTGCTGTGGCATTAGTCTCGCCCGTGTACCCAAGGTCAGCTAGTGTAAGGTTACGTGTACCAACCGTAGCGTTAGCGTCTGTGACGTGACCAAGAGTATCTGTGAAGATGTTAAGGTCTAAGTCAGAGATAACTGTAGCACCGCTTAAAACGCCTGTGTCTATACCAGCATCATCACCAGGATGAGTAGGGTGAGTATATGTGAAGTTGTTAGCGTTAGTGGCACCCGTATAGCCTAAGTTAGCTAGTGTAAGGTTGCGTGTTGTAAGATTTGTAACGTGTCCATACGTATCTAGATCAACATCACTTACTACAGCGGCACCTGTTAGAGCTACAAGACTTGCTTGTGAAGAAGTATCTGAGTGGCTAATAGTACGGTTAGCACCTAAGCTACCACCACCAGTAAGGCCATTACCTGCTGTAATAGTTGTGCTATCATCAGCCTTAGCATCAAGTGCAGTCTGTAACCCATCTACGTTAGCGATAATGTGGGCGTGTGAATCATCCTGTACTGTAGCTGTGATGGCAATACTAGCGGAGCCATCAAAAGAAGCACTACCAATTACATCACCTGTCAGTTGTACTGTACGTGCAGTCGCTAGAGTAGAAGCTGTATCAGCATTACCTGTTACAGACCCTGTTAAATTACCTGTTACGTTACCCG